GTCCTCTGAGATCTGCTACGGCTTGCTCGACCAGGCGGCGCCGACTCAACTCGGTCATCCGGCCGCCGCCAGCGTGGTCGACTTCGATGCTCTGGCGAACAGGGGGGGCGCCCACCGGGGAGGCCCCGGTCGACAGCGCCGTCAGGACCCGCTGGCGCTCGCGGGTGCCAGGGGGCACCGGAGCAGCCGGGAAGACGGGGGTCGGCTCGACAGGCGGGGCCGCCGACGAGGTAACCGGGCTCAACACCCGGGCCAGTAGCGAGTCTGTCGAGCGCAGCACGAACTCGAGAGCCTCGTACATCCCCTCCTCGACGGCCCCCGCCACCTGGTCGCCGCCACGGGCAGCGATGAAGGCGTCGGGCAGCTTGCGAGCACCGGCGATCTTGTGGACCGCCTCGATCTCCTCACGAGAGAGGTGGCTGCCGTAGCGGTTGACGAACCGGCTGGTGGCCCCCTGGGCGGCCTGGCGGGCTCGGTCCATGACGCTCGACTGCTGGGACTGCTGGGACTGGGCCTCCATCGCCTCGACCCGACGAAGCAGGGTCTGGTTCTGGACCCACAACTGGCCCTCGACGGATTCGGGTGTGACGTAATCCGGCAGTTGGGGTTCAACGGGAGCGACCGGTGCCGGTGCCGCCGTAACGGCCTCGGCTGCCGCCCGCTCCACGCCGGTGTACGCCCGCCGAATGGCGTCCGCACGCTCGGGGTCGTCCAGCGACCGGGCGATGATCGCCAGCTCGTTGCGGCGAAGATCGTCATAGGACGAGAACGGATCTGCCGGTGGTGCCGCCTCCGGAGGGGGCGGGATGGGGATCTCAGTCTCCGGGGCAACCGCCGGGTCAGCGGCTGGCACCACCGGCAGATCGTCGACCACGGCACCCGGCAGGGCAGCCGGGTCAGGGGGGATCGGGTCCTGGTCGGCCCCCATGCGGGACCGGTGACCCGAGATGATGCTGTCCAGGGCGCTGTTCAGGGCCGTGGGGTCGAACGGGGCGTCGTCGTTGCCCAGCTCGAACAGGTCAGCGATCGAACTCATGTCTCACCTGTGTCGCCGCCGCCTTGGTCGGCGCTCACCGCCGCCAACTGGCGCATCATGTCGGGGCTCATGCGCGAGGGCGCGGCCGGGGTAGGCCCGCCGCCGCCGCCTTGCAAGGCCGCCAGGTTGGTGCCGCCGGGGCCACCCGCCGCCGAACCGGGGGGAGGACCGCCAGGAGGACCGCCCGCTCCAGGGGGTGCGCCGCCGGGCGCCGCCCCAGGGGGACCGGCGGGCTTACCGCCGCCGGTGGACTTGTGCAGGAGTGTCAGCATCTGCATCTGGAGCGTGGTCAGCTCCTTGGCGTAGGTGGCCGCGTCGGGGGCCGTCATAGAGCGGACCAGGGCCTGGATCGCTTGACCCAGCCCTTCCGCCACCGATGACGGGGCGCCCGTATCCGACTTGGCCGCCACGACTACAGCGGGGGGTACTCGGTCGGGTCGGGAACGACGCCGGTCGCCAACGGGTCAGCACCCCAGGCGTTGCTCCGGTTCTCCGTCTGACCCTGGAGCTTGATGTCGGCTTTGCCCTTGGGGCCGGGACCGTAGGCCGGGCGCACCTGGTTCTGCGAGTTAGCCATCGTGGGCCTCCCTGCTTGCTGGAGTTAGCACTGGACCGGCACTATAGACCGCTTGCTGGCGGCTAGCAGTGGATGGCTTGTCCACAGGCGCGCAAGAGCCCCCCGCATCGGACAACGGGGGGCTCTACGCGACATCATCCAGTTATGGATATGTGGGGCTCAGCGGCCCTTCCGCTTGTGCATGCCACGCTTGTGGCCGCGCCGAGCGCGGGAAGTCTCGTCGATGGTCATCGCTGTCACCTCCCTCCGCGCCTGGTCTTGCGAGAGCCGGACTTCCGGCCCATCGCGCGAATGGCGGCGGTGGGCTCGCGGTGCGTGCCCTTACCTTTTCGAGCCACGGTGAACCCCCCTCTTGGACTTGCGCTTGGACTTGCGGGCCGACCGCAGGGATGCGGCGACTGATTGCCTCTGTGTATGGCCGGCCTTCCTCATTTCAGCGATGTTCCCGCTGATGGTGGACTGGGACGAACCCTTGGACAGAGGCACCGCCGTCTACTCCTCGCAATCCCAGCAGTCCGGGTCGTTGACCCCGACATCGCCCGTGGCCCCGAACACGTAGGTATCGGGGTGCATCACGGAGTTGCGTGGGGAGCGGCACGAGGAACCTGTCGGGCCGCCGGCATCGTGGGCCGGGTTGTGGCGACCGATGATGGTGCCGCGCTCGGAGGGCAGCAGGGCGCCACGGTTGGTCGTCGACAGGTCGTGCGATACACGGGCCGAGGACTCAACGTCGATGCCAGGGAACTCCATAGTGGCAGGGACGGGATTTGAACCCGTGACCTTCGGCTTATGAGGCCGACGAGCACAACCAGGCTGCTCTACCCTGCTGACAGAAACGTTAGCGCAACTGCCGGCTGCGTTGGATGATGGCGAACGTCTGGATCACCGCACGCCGATCCGACTCCAGGTCACGGGCTTCGTAGGTGCGCAGCTGGATCATCGGCTCGAGCCGGACGATCTCGGGCTCCAGGTCAGTGGGCATGCCCGGTCCCTGGTCCCTTGGGCTGTCCCTTGGCGCCGCCCTGGAGGGCGAGCATCTCCATCTCTTGCTGCTTGGCCGCCGCCGTGCGCTGGAGTATCGACTGGTAGTGACTGACCCGATACGCCTGGAGCACGTACTGGTCGTCGACCACGCCCATCTGCTTCAAGGCGTTGGCCTCTTGGATGCGGGCGGCCCGGCTGGTGGGCTTGGCCGAGCCGGCGTTGCAGAGCAGGGAGAACCGCATCGGGGCCGGGCTCTTGGGCGACGACGGATCGTAGAAGTGCTGGGCCGAGAGCTTGACCGAGTTGACCTGGCCTTCGGGGCCGACGATCGCCACCGTGCGCGAGGTGTCGTAGTTGAGGATGATGAGGTTGGCGATCAGCTCGAACGCCTTGCGCAGTGAGAGCTCCAGGTTGCGCTGGGCCGAGCGGATGCGGATAAACCCCGCTTCCTGGGTGGCCGACACCTGCTTGTCGGTGGCCCGGCCCGAGGGGATCTCGCCCCGCTGGCCGCCCTGGATGCCGGCGATTCTTTCGATTTCGTCCCGCCAGAAGTTGACGAACGGCAGCAACTCTGAGGGCAGCGTCGGGGGGTTCAGCCACTCGGGCTTGCGGTTGGAGGCATTGGGGCCGCCGTCGACTGTGTAGATCTGCCCCGGCTTGCTGCGGAAGGTCGAGCGGTCCATGCCGCTGCCCTTGACGCCCACGAAGATCGGGTTGCCGACGTACTCCATGTTGTTCTGGCCCAGGGCCACCAGGCGGTTGAGGGCCACCTGGCAAGGACCGATGTCATTGACGACGGCATGGCTCCAGAATGTGCCGAACTCCACGTCCACATACCGCACGTAGGGGTGGCGGTTGGAGTGGTACAGGTTGGAGGCCACCTCGTCGAGCAGGACCCGGTTACCGGCGTGGACGATGACCCGCCACTCCGACACCACCACCGTCTCGACGGGCAGGGTCGGGTCGGCCGGATGCACTGTCTCCAGGTAGTTCTCCTTGATCCAGCACTCGTAGACCGAGATCGAACGGTACGGGGTGTTGTTGGTCGGGTCCTGGCCCGCCCCACCCGGCGGCCCCCAGGTGGTGGGTCCCTGACCGGCGTTGATGGGGATCAGGTCGGTCGGCTTGCCCTGGCCGCCTGTCCACTGGTTGGGCAACTCCGATGTCTTGTCCTGGTGGCCCGAGGCCACCGCCTCGTCGATGATGCGCTTCGCTACTGATGGGTAGCGGCGCTCGATCTCGGCCGGGCTCATGGTGTGGACCTCGATGATGAACTCGGCGTCTGTCAGGTTGGTCGCCACCGGGTCCACGTACAGGCACCAGGGCGACACCGATTTCAGGCAGACGTTGCCCTTGCCGTCTGTCAGCCCCGAATCCCACCCTGATTTGAGGAACCCAGCCCCGTACATGGCCGAGTCCCACAGCATCTTGGACACCTCGGCGTACCACTGGTTGGTGGTGTAGACGCTGTTGATGACCTGCTCCAGCTGCTCGGCCAGCATTGTCATGGTGCCGAAGAACGCCGAGAACGGGTCGGCGGCCGGGGTCACCGAGCAGGTGATCTCCTGGTCCGTCATCCACCCGACCCGGCTGTCGATGGTGGGGAACACCTCGTTGGCCCGCACGCCGGCCGCCGCCGGCAGGGACGTGGACACCCGGTTCATGGTCAGCCGCCAGTTGCGCTTCCACTCGATACGGGCCTGCTCGCGGCTCTTGCGGGCCTGCATGTAGAGCATCGCCAGGCGCTGGATGACGCCGCCCTCGTCATAGTCGGGCGGCCGGGTGATCTGGACCAGGGTGGTCACCGGACACTCGCTTTCAGCAGGTCAGCCACAACGAACGCCATTTCGCCGGTGATCGTGCCGACCAGA